TGTTGAAGTTGCTGGTGAATTTTATGGGCATTTAAATGCTGAAACTGTAATATTAAGATCTGGTTCTTGGTTTGAAGGTGATATTACTTATACTGGTAGTTTGATTATAGAAGAAAATTCAGTATTAATTGGAAAAGTAACATATAAAGATATAAAATAAAAATTAATAATTTTTGTTATATAATATTAAATGAAAAATTAATTTAGTGAAAGGAACTTATGTTATCATTAACAGATATAAAATTTTTTAAATTAGCTGTTGGTTCTGAAAATATTGGAAAAGAAACTGAATTAGATGTAAATGCAAAATGTCCTGTTTGTGGAGACGGAAAGAAAAAAAATTCTAAACGTCTTCACTTATATGATAAAAATGGAACAACTTTGGTAAATTGCTTCAACGGGGACTGTAATGTTCATTCAAATTTATGGAATTTCCTAAAGATGTATTATCCAGATTTATTAGATTCTTATAAAAGAGAAACATTTGGCGAAACAATGAAATCTCTTTCAAATCCGGGATCATTTGGTACTTTTAATTCTAATAAACCAAAAGAAGAAGTTAAATTAGAAACAGTTCCATTAGAACCTTATTTTTCAAAAATTGAAGAAAATTCTGAAGCTGTAGACTATCTTAAAAATAGATGTATAGATTTAAATAAAATTGATAAAAAATTTGGACAATGGTATGTAGGTAAACAAGATTTAAATATTGATGGTATTCTTTATAAAGTACAAGATAGTATTATTTTACCTTTGTATTTTGAAAATAAAATTTATGGATTTTATTCAAGAAGTATAAAACAAAAGAATTTTGTTACATATAATCATTCAAAAAACATTGGTTATAAAATTTGGAATTGGTTTAATATTGATAAAACAGCTCCTGTTTTTATTTTTGAAGGCATTTTTGATGCAATTTCAAGTGGTAAGAAAAATATAATTGCTTTAATTGGAGCAAAAATTCCAGCAGATAGATTAAAAGAATTAACTAATCCAGTATTTTGTTTAGATAATGACAAAACTGGTATTGAAAATGCAAAAAATTATGCAAAATTAGGTTATAATGTTTATATACAACCAAATGAAATTCAAGGAAAAGATTTTAATGAAATCAAAAAAGCTTATCCAAATTTAAATATAAGTAATTTTATTAATGAAAATATATTTAAAGGAATTCAGGCACTTGTAAAATTAACAACAAAAAATTAAATAAACACTACAAAAAGGAAAAACATGATAGAAGTAAGAAGTGAACAAGAAATTATAGATTTAAGTATTGAATATGCATTAAGAGTATTAGAATTACAAAAACAAAAAGCTGAATTAGATGCTGATATTAAAGCAATAAAAATTGAAGGTAAATTAGATGGTGTTCCAATTAGTTTAGTTAATAAATCTCTAAGTAAAATTAAAAGAGAAATGAAACAAACAGAAACTGATAAAGCAGAAGAAGATGCATGGTTTGAAGTATTTAGCTCAAATGAGAAAATTAAAGATAAAATAGCTGAAATTAATAATATATAAATAATAGAAAATATATTAATTAACAAGGAATTAAATATGAAACTAACTACTGTTTTAGAAAATAGTCTTAAAGGCATGGGTATTGAAAGTGGAACACTTGACAATATCAACGAATCAACTACATCTTCAGATATAGCAACATTCGCATCTCAAGTTGGAGAAATGATTAGTCAAAAATTTAAGACATCATTAGCATACGAAATTTGTGAAGTACAACCACTTAAAACTCCAGTTGGAAGCATTTTTATTTTAACAAAAGAAAATCAAACTGGTAACAAATGGAAATTTGTTGTTCAAAAAACGCCTGTAGAAGCAGTTTCAAGAACAGCTAATACTGGATTTACAAATGAAACTTGGCAAGATATTAATGCTATGTTTGGTGCAGATGCTAATGATGCATGTGCAAATATTTTAGCTAAAGTATCAGCATCTGTTGAAACTTCTGATTTAATGGACTTAATTTCTGATAATGCTGTTGATATGGGTGCTTTAACTGCAGAATCATATGAGCATGTATTCACTAAAATCGGAGAAGCAATTTCTAAAATTAATCAAAAAACTTTTAGAACAATGGAAGCATTTGCTATAGTACCAACTAAATTAGCAGGTAATTTAATAATTGATCCAAATTACTTTGTATCTGATTCATTAAATACTTCTTCAATGTTTTTACAATATAAATTTGGTAAAACAAAAGTATATGTAAATCCAGATACAACAGATACAAATATCTATGTTGGTGTTAATGGTGTTGAACCAGGAACAAGTTCAATTGTTTTTAGTCCATACCAATATACAGTTTCTCCAGCAGTTGATCCTGATACAGGAGTTAATAACATTTTCTCATTTAATAGATATGCTTTAACTGTTAATCCACTTCACAAAAGTGGTGATGAAATGTTATATAAATTTGCAGTAACAATGCCATTTGAATCATAAGTCAATATTATGAAAAATTCATTTATATTGCAATTAAAAGCTTCAACTCCAATCGAAGCTTTTGAAAAAATATCTAATGTTATATCAGATATAAATGAAGCTAAAGAAGAACCAAAATCTCCAGAAGAAATTCTTAGAAATGAAAACATTAAAGTTAAAAATAGAATTTTAACAGATTTTGGAACTCAATTTGAATTATTTAAAAAACCAAATAAAGATGATTTAGAAAAATTATTTAAAAAAGATAATTTACGTATAAAAGGAAACTTTATTTTTATTCTTGAATAATTCTAAGCTTTTATTAATAATCTTTTTGATATAATATAATACAAAAAATAATAAAGGATAAGCTTGTCGTACATTTTAACTGCTTTTAGTTCAAATAAAACTTCTGGTAAAGTCCCTTATTCTCCTTATGATGATGGAACATTTGTTTTTGAAACATTCGTATTTAATAAAAATATTGAATTTTTCGGAGCAATGGTTTCTCATTTTATCTTAAACCTCCCTCTTAATATTCAAAAACCAATCAGAGCACAAAGAAGATCAGATACTCTTAGTATATATTTTCAAGAAAAATTATCTTTTATTATATTAGATATAGATAAAGTAAAATCTGAATTTCATAAAAATAAAATTCTTGATTATTTTAAAGATTATAAATGTATTCTTGGTGAATCACGATCATATAATGGTATAGATAACTTTAATCTTAAAGGCGCTATATTCATTGAACCAATGGAATTGAATACTGCTAAAACAACATTATTATCATTAAAAAAAGACATTGAAGATTATGGTGATCTTGATGAAAGTGTTTTAAGAAAAGCTGCTTTTAATGCTCCTATACTTAAAAATAATATTTTGCTTAATAATGAAAATGGTATAATACTTAAACCTATTATTAAGAAAATTTCAGAGTTTTTTGATAGGCAAGTAACATCAAACTTTGATTTTAATAATATATCTCAAGGTGGCGAAGCGCAATCAATTGAGGAATTGTGTTTAAGAATATTCAATAGTTTAGGATTCGTTGCAAACAAAACAAACGTAAACGGTAGCTTATCATATGCGCATCCGTCTGAACAAAAAACCAAAGGTGGATTTTATTGGTTTCCTAATTCTCCATTTATTATGCATCATCCTAATACAATGAGAACAGTTGATATTTTTAATACTGTTAAAAGTTCTCCTGAAGGCAAAGCATTACTTCAAAGAAAGATTGATTATAAAAATGAATTAAAATGTCCTGATTTATTTACATATAATAATACTTACACATTTAATGAACCTTTACTTGAAGTTGAAAACAAGAAAAAAATTATTTCTGAATTTTTACATAAGAAAAATGGATTATTAAGTATTAAATCTCCAATGGGAAGTGGAAAAAGTTTATTAATTACAGAAATCATTGAACAAGCATTTCAAGAAGATAAAAAAGTTGTTATTATTACTAATAGAATATCTGTTGCAGAAGATTTTCATTCAAAATATAAAAAATTTGATTTAAAATTATATAATAAAGATAGATATAATATGGGTGATTCTTTAATTGTTCAATTTGATAGTTTATATAGATATAGTTTAAAATATTTTGATATAGTAATTATTGATGAATTTGTTTCTTTAATGGTGCATGCAAGAAATAATTTAACTGATACAAATGCAAATATTTTAAAATTATTTGCTACATTTAATAAGAAATTTGTTATTGCTGATGCATTTTTGACTGGGTATGAACAACAAATTCTTCAAAAAACTGAAAATACAATTCTTATTGATAATACTTATAGAGATGATATTGAATTAAAAGTATATGATAGCAAATCATTTTTTATTCAAAATGTTTTACAATACAGTAGATCTTTAAAAGATGATGAAAAATTATCAATTTCTTGTACTTCATTGGGAATGATTAAAGGATTAAAAAAAGTTCTTGAAAAAAATGGATTAAATGTTATCACTTTAACAAGTGATACTCCAGATATTTCTAAAAAACTTATATATGATTTATTTAGTAAAAGAGAACATGATAAATTTAATGTTGTAATTTATAGTCCTACATTAACAGTTGGAGTAAGCAATTTAAATAATATTAAACATCATTTTCATTATGATGGTGGAAATTCTTGTGATGTTGTTTCAAGTATTCAAATGATTAAAAGAACAAGATATTCAAATACTATTCATATGTATTTAAAACCAGGTCATAAAATTCTTAAAACTTCTTTTGAAAGTTTAAAAGATTATTATATGAATAGTATTAATAGAAAATCAGCAGATAGTTATATATTTGAAATTGATAATTATGGAGATTTAAAATTATCTAATGCTGGAAAACATTCTTTAAAAATTGATACATTTACAAATATAATGGAAAGTAATCATAGAGAAGCATTTTTATATCTTTTAAAAGAACAATTTAAAAATGAACCTATAATAATTGAAAATACAGGTGAAGCTGCTATTGATACATTGATTAGAGAAATTCAAAAAGAAACAAAAGAAGTTAATCTTTCTTATATTGAAGAATATTTTAAATTATCTGGCAATGAAAAAGAAGCTATAATGCTTTCAAAATATACAAATGAAAAAGAAAATGTATTTAAAAAGATGATTGAATTAGAAGAACAAATTGAAGTTCCATTTGGAATGAAAGAAGAAATACTTGAAGAATTTGTAAATGATAATAATTTTTTAGATAAATTAAAAAGATATCAATTATTTTCTAAAAATTATTCTGAAGATGATTTAAGAAGAATTCAAGCAAAAAATATTGCTTTTAATAAACAAGAAGAATTAGTTTATTTAAATAATCTAATTGAATTCAGTAAAAAAGATGATAAATTGATTAAATCATTTTATACTCCTAGAGAATTATTAGGTGAAAATAATAAATTATTATTAAATATATTAAAGGTTATTGGATTTAAAAAAGACAAATCTGGAGTTATGAGATTCCCAGATAGAATATCGAAATTTGCGAAATATATAAAGGATTAGAATGGAAGTAAAAGCAGTTGTTAAAAAGTTAAATGAATCTTTTTGTTATATAGACACAGAAGATCATTTTCTTAAAAAAAGTATTATTAAAATATTAACAGTTGAAGATGAAGCATCTAAATTCAAATCTAAATTTAGAAAATATGGAATGGGTGTTGATAAATTTGAATTTTTTAGATTAGTTGGAGAAGCACCAAATCAAAAAATAGTAATACCTACCGGTCTTTTACCATTTCTTGAAAAATTAGGAATCCAACAACTAAAATCAGAACAAGAATTCAGTGACGAAGAACTTAATGAATTTATTGAAAATATAGAAAATTCTTTACCATTTAATTTATATGAACATCAAAAAAATGCAGTTAAAAATTCATTAAAATTTAAACAACATTCTTGTATATCTGCTACAGGAAGTGGTAAATCAGCTATTGTTTCTTTAATATGTGAATTTTTAAGATTAAAGGGACTTAAAGGGTTAGTACTTGTTCCAAGTATTGATCTCGTTACACAAATACATAATGATTTTCTTGATTATAATTTAAAAGATTTGCATAATTCTTGTCATCTTATTGGTGGAGAAAATCAAGAAAAGCATTTAAATAATATTTTAACAATTGGAACTTGGCAAAGTATTATGAGAATGAAAGAAGAATTACCAAAATTAGATTATATAATTATTGATGAATGTCATGGATTAAAAGTTGATACAAAATCATTAGATATTGTTTTGAATTCAATTAATGCAAGATATAGAATAGGATTAACAGGAACATTACCAGAACAACCTCAAGATAAAATGGCTATTTTTTCTGTTGTTGGAAAACCACACGTATACATACGTACGAATGGACTTGTGGCATTAGGTTTAGCAACACCTGTTAATATTAATGTTATTAAATTAAAATATTCTACACAAGATAAACATAGATTTGCAGAATGTAGTGGTTATCCTGAGCAATTATCTTTTATTAAAGAACATAATAATAGAAATATGTTAATAGCAAAATTAGCAGATAATGCAAGTCAAAAAACTGGTAATACAGTTATAATGACTTCTCATATTCAACATGGCAAAGATATTTTTATTGAAATTATGAAATTAAGAGCACCAGAATTAGTTATAGAAAATAAAAATATTATTGGTAAAAAATCATTTGAATTTCAACAACAATTTAGAGTTTATTTTATTAATGGTGAAACTGATGCAAAAACAAGAACTGATATTAAAAAAATATTAGAATCAGATGAAAGTGCTATTTTAGTATCAAACTATCAACTCTTTAGTACAGGAATTAATATTAAGAAATTAAGTAATATTATTTTAGCTAGTCCATTAAAAAGTTATACAACAATTACTCAAAGTATTGGACGAGCTATTAGATTGCACGTTTCAAAAGATACAGCAAACATATATGATTTTGTTGATATGTTTAGTGATAGAGGTGTATTTGCAAAACAGTATCAAAAAAGAAAAACTCTTTCATATGAACCAGAAGGATTTCCACTCGTTGAGCGAGAAATAAATATATAAATAGTGTTATAAAACAAAGATTAAGGAATTAATATGGAAGAAACAAACGGACAATTTACTCTAGTTGAAAAAGTTAAATCTTTTCTAGGTGTTAAAAAAGCTCAACAATTGAGTTCAGAAGTGTCACCTTTAAAAATTAGAGTAGCTGATGACGATACTGAATTTTCACCATTTATAAATGGATTTTTTGATGGATCTGGTGGTACATCACTATTTGCAACACAAGATAGAAGTACTGTACTTGAAAGACAAAAAATAAAAATTCTTAATTATAGAAGTTTAGCAAAACAACCAGAAGTAGATTCTGCTCTTGAAGAAATAATGAATGAAATTGTTTTTAGTACTGATGCATTAGCTCCTATTTCAGTTAGCATAGATGAAGAAAATGAAAAAATTAAAGATGCAATTGAAAAATCATTTAAAAAGATTTATAAGTTAATAAATGTAGAAAGAAATTTTTATAGTATTGTTAGAAATGCATATGTTGATGGACAAACTATTGCTTTACTTCAATATGATAAAAATTCAACAAAAAATGGAATTCAAAAAATTAAATTTATTGATCCTGTTTATTTCTATTTTGATGCAATTAAAAATGAATACTATTATATGAAAAGATCTGAAGGAAACTTCATGCAACAAGAGATATATACTCAAAGTGAAGAATCATTTTCTATAGAAGAAATTGTTCATGAAAATTTTGGACAATATAGTGATGGATTAATTGAATCTCATTTAGAAAAAGCAATTAAACCTGCTAATCAATTAAAAACACTTGAAGATCTTTTAATTCCAATGAGATTCTCAAGATCAATGTCAAGAAGAGTATTTAATGTTGATATTGGAGATATTTCACCAAAATCTGGAGATGCTGTTTTAAATGGTTATCAACAAAAATTTAAATATAAAAAATTCTATAATGTTGAAACTGGAGAAGTAACAAATCAACAACATATTACATCAATGGTTGAAGATTATTGGTTTGCTAATAGAAGTGGTGGAAAAGGTACGACAGTTGATACTATTGATGAGACTGGTAACTTAGGAGAACTTGGTGATATTATATATTTTTATAAAAAATTATATAAAGCATTAAATATTCCTTCTAATAGAGTTCCATATCAAACAGACCAAGATACTTCATTTGATTATAGTGCAACTAATGTTTCAAAAGAAGATATGAAATTCTTTATGTTTGTTTCAAGATTAAGAGGAACTGTTTCGTCTTTATTTAAAAGAATTCTTGAAAGAGAATTAGTTGCAAGTGGAATTCTTTCTTCAAATGAATGGGAAGATTTTGAAGAAAAAATAAAAATTGTTTTTAGTAATGAAAATAAATTTATTGAAAAAATGAAACTTGATCAATTAACTACTCAATTAGATTTATATACTACAGCTAGAGATTATGCAGGAAATGTATTCTCATATAGTAGATTAATGCAAAGAGTATTTGGTATGTCTGAAATTGAAATTGAAGAAAATCTTAAAGAAATTGAAAAAGAAAAGAAAAATAAACTATTTGCTGGATTCTATAAACAACCAGAAGAAGAGGATATGTAATGAATTTTCAGTTGAGTCGAACGCCCGATTATCGACTTCAAGGGCAAATGATTGATGAAATGATTAATCTTTATGGAATTAATTGTAAATTTTTAGTTGTTGAAAAAGTTAATAAAGATCTTGAAGTTTTTGGAGATTTTTCGCACATTAAAACTGATAATAGAAAAGTTTTTAGTGTTTATTTAATGCCTGAAACAACTGAAGAAGCAACAAATATGAATATGGCATTCACTCAATTTGGTCTATATACTACTGCTGGAATAAATTTGTTTATATCTAAAAAGTCAATTGAAAAAATATTTCCTAGAGTTTATTCAAGTAAAGGTATTGGTGATATTATTGGAAATTTAATTATTTTGCCTAGTGGCGGAGTTGTTGAAATTACTGATTGTCAATTTGAAGTTCCTGGAATATCAAATTTATTTGTTAATATAGATGATAAAAATGTATATAGATTAAGTTGTATTACTTATAATAATAAACAACAAAATGAAATTGCTCCGGTAAATGCAGTACAAGATAATTTTACTACTTTGGAAAGTTATTTTGATGAATTACTTCAAGGAAATGATGCTCAAGATACTGAAGCATTAACAATTCCTGAAGCTGAAGAAGTATCTCCATTGGAAAATGTAGATAGTGTGTTTGGAAGATTTTAGGAATTTATTTAATTCCTAATTCTATTTCTGTTAAAATAATAAATTTCAAATTATTTTGATCTGCAAATATTTTAGCAGCTTCCCATTTAGCTTTATTAACTAAAAAAGTCTCAACATCAGAATTAAACTTCTGCATTGATTTTTGAGTTTTTCTTTTTGGTTCTTTAGGTGGCATAGTTTGAGCTTTGGGCTTAATTTCTATAATAAATTTGTCACCACTTTTAAATTCTATAAATCCATCAACAAAATATCTTCTTATTTTATTATCAACTGGACTCCAATATTGAATTGGAAATGGCTCAACACCCCATTTTAAAATTAATGGATTACTATCACAAAATTTAAAAAATTTTAATTCCCACGAACTTCTATATTGTGGAAGAACTTGTTTATTCATTGTTCTATCTTGTGGTTGAATATATTTAAATGGATATACTAATTCATAATAACCTTGTTTAAATTTAGTTCGTTTATTCGACATCTCTCTCATCTCTTAATCTTGCTATAATATCAGTTGTTGAAATTTGTTCATTTACAAGTACTTTGTCTATATAAACATTATTAGTATTTCCTGAATTCAAATTAGATACAGGTGTTGCTAATCTTGATTTTCTAATTTTTTCTGTTGTTTCAAGAACGTTAGCTATATCTTTATAACTTGCACTTAATAATTTAACTGAATTATTTACACTTGAAACTAATTCTGAAAAACTTGTAATTAATGATGCTCTTGCACTGTCATCTTCACTTTCCATTAATTCTAATGTAAGAATATTAAGAACTTTTCTTCCATTTTCAACTGTTTCTTTTAATGTTTCTCTTGTAAATTTAAAATCATCAACCATTAATTCTAATTTAATTACTTCAGTTGGTGTTATGTCTTCTGTAAATAATTCTACTTCTTTTGTTTTAGCATCTATAAATTCTACAATTTCTTCAGAACATACAGTTTCTGCTTGTTCAAAAACAGCATTAAGAGAGTTTATTTTGTTAACTAACGAATCAACTCTTGGATTTGTTTCTTGCGTTTCCTGCATTTTTTGCCTTTTATTTTAATTATATTATTATTTATAAATAGAATAAACAAAGCAAGGAAATAAAAATGAAAGATTTTAAAAGCTTTTTAAATCAACAATTAAATGAAGAAAAAGATTCAGATTATAACGGATTATCTGCAAATGGACAACTT